GTGAAGTTCAAGACAACCCTCGTGGAACACGCCTAGGATTTTACTGATCCTTCGTGTGCTAATCAGGATAGTTTTGGATATCAGCCAGCACTTCAAGGGGCCCTCCACTGCTAGTGAAGAGACCCTTTAGGACTAACCATGTCCCAAGTGAGAGGAGATCTCCCGTAGCGTTTCTGGTTCGCCTCGATTTTAGAATACATAAGCTCAGCTATGCTAAGCTCGTGTAAACTAGACCGGAGTGACCGATTCGCCGCGATTGATCTTTCAATCACTTTGTGCCAGTGTTTTCCTTTTCTCGCCATGGCGAAGAATGGAAGATTGGGTATCATTACCCCGCAGAACAACGCAATTTCTTGCGAAAGTTCTAACATTGGACCAAAGACATGTTCTGTACGTACCGGCCGCTTCCAAGTCACTTTCTTGGCTTTAGCAAGCATTCTCTCAAGGCGTTCTCGGCTATTGTTATAGTCGAAATTCCAAGAGATAGACTTGCCAAGGTCAAGGGTCAGAGGCTTCGGAGCAGACCTTAGGTCCACCCAGATCTCTAACAGATCATGGAGGAATTGGTCACCGGACTCACCGATACGGTGGTAATACAGAGTAGAGTGCTCTACAGGTAACCGCTGGAGGATACGCTCGAATCGTTCCCAAAGTTCGAAGTGGTCTCGCAACCAAATCATGTTCTGTGAATCAACACAGTACAGGAAATATTGCCAGGCCACTGGAGACAGTGGGGCCGATATGTAAGGATTCATGTCATGAGTTCGACAGATATTAATTATCTTATCAAACCCATTACGTGCTCCTTGCAGAAGACGAGTGAGTCCTTCAGGACACCGCGGGATTTGCGAACGCATTCCCGCGATGTGGTTAGCCAGCACAGTGTTCTGCCCATAGGTCTTATCAAAGCCGGCCATAAAGAGGTCTTTACGATCTCCTTCTGGTCCGTCTAAGAAAAGAATCTTAGGCAGCTCACGTTCCAGCAGTCCAAAAAGGTCTCTCTGAATCTCATTTCTGAGTTTGTTCAGCAATCGCCAACCGAGGTGTCCAGCTTGTAGAGTATCAACCATGACCTCCCGAATTTTCGGGAGATCCTCATCTGGGATAACTTTAGTTACCCATTTGAGTATGGAAGATATACATGTCTTTTTAATTTCACTAAGTGAATTAAAAGGATTATGTAGACAATACTCTATAAGCCTAAGCACCGATGAAGTTCGGCGACCTGACAGCTCTGGAGACACTACAGTCCACTGTGGCGAAGTGACCACCCTTCTAAGAAGGGTAGATGTTTCCAACGGTTTTCCTAACCTCAGAAGAATTCTTTTGGCGAATTCCAATCTCTCTGCCCATGTCGAACATGCAAGTTCTTCACGGATAGAAAGAGGGGAAACGTCTCCAGAAGGAATAAATCGTCGGTTTGCAAACTCAAATGCGTTCATTTCTGAATGCAATGACTTTGCAAGTCCGATGATAATTCCAAACGCGGCACAGATCTCTTGATAGGCGGTTGCTACCGCTTCTCTCGAGGCTATGTCTACGTCATCTCCCAAGACCAGGTAGTCAGTAAACCAAACAGCTTTTCCAGTTGCCCGAAAATGAGCAAACTGAACTAGTGAGTGGTGAACTAACGCCATTGATGCCCAGGAACTGAGTGCACCCATCGGCTGCCCGGTATTATACCTAACAGTCTTTGGGGGATTCAGCTCTCCGTCCGGCCCGCGGGAGGTCGGTAAGTGAAAATCACGATCCGTGAGCATTGAAGCCCAAAGTTGCGTTCTTTTCTCTCCCATCTCCGGCTCTTCCCCGTCTGAGACGAGGAAGTGCTTGAGAAGCTCTTTGTAAAGAGTAAGAGGGATTAGATCTGTTGCCGATTTAAGGTCAAACGACCAGTGAGGGCTAAGCCCTTTCTTGTAGTATGACTGTACTATCCCATCTTGATCGAACGTCGCGTCCTGAGGGATGCAACGCAAGATCTCGAAGAGGTAGTCATGAACCGGTTTCAGCGCAGCCTGGGTCCAATAGTCACAAATTGCGACTACACGAACCTTCCCCGCCGGCTCGTCGATGGTATGCAACCTACCGAGGATCGGTGCGCCGTTAGCTTGATAGGCCAAACTCGGCCGTACTGCCATCAGAATCTTTCCAATGGAAAGCAAGGTTTTATAAGGAGATTCCGAATCTCCAGTATCACCAGGCAATCCATCGGGAAGCCACTGGTGCTCGATTGACTGAGCATCCAGATTTTCTGACATTAGGCTGTCCTTATGCATTCGGAACCACTCCAACGGAAAATTCCGTGGAGCGTTTCTCCATGCTTGGGCATCTAATACAGTAGCAGCCGAACTTGGTCCTGAAAAGTTAGGGGCAGCCGTCCGAAGTAGGAGCCCAAAGGCTGTCTTATACGAGAAACGGAACTTGTCTTTCTTAGAGATATCCGCAAGAATTGTTGGGAAAACTTCCTTACAAAACTTTTGGTACTCCAAGAAGACAGGGTCATCTGCGATAGGTTTCGGGGCAGCGATGATACTACCTACGTCAAACTCAGGATGCTTAGCATCCCAAGCCCGATATAGGTTGAGAAGACTGGCCATCACCCGTATTACGGGGAGATTTCCAGATCTAATCATATCTCGCAGTTCCTTACTCCAAACCGCAGGTAACCCGTTCCGCAATCGAATAGGATAACCTAAGGGATGCGTACTCTCGACGGGATTCCCAGCCACAAATGAATAGAGAACGAAGAGAGACACCTTCAGGTGTTTCACTGCGCTCATCTGTCCATTGTGTTTGAGGACCGTACGAAGGTGCTTAACCAATGGTTGGAGCAATTCAGGAAATCTTCCAGAATTCTTCACTTCTATGTAATGTAGGAGCTCACGCACCCACAAGTACACAGTCTTTGCGACCGTTTCGGGACGCTCAGAAACCATGGTAGAGTCTTTAACTAAAGGAACGCCCGTCAAGATCTTCTTTCGAAGATCAAGAAAGGCTTTCCAACTAGCTCTTGAGGCTCGGGTCCACTTCGACTCAAATCCCACCGGAAGGGGGGAATTTTGAGAAGAAGATGGATCCACAGGGACTGGACGTTTAGCAACTGGTGAAGCTACAACGAGGAACGTTAAGTCGTTAGAGGCGCAGATTTTGCCTAGTGATAGGTAATCAGCCTGTGTTAGATAAAGGAGTGAATTGGGGTTGTAGGGATCGACAACCACGAATGGTTTAGATTCCCACAAGTCCCAATCAACCAATACTAACCAGTGCGCGACAGATCTTTCGATCGGTCTGGTCTCTAAGACCTGCTCTCTTGTCATTTCGACACCGTTGATTACGAACACCTCTCTTGCAAGAGATGATGTCGCATGGAGGTTTCGAGTGATTATAAGCATAGTTGAAATATTACTTTGTTTATATGATCTCAGACCACTTGTCGCTCCTTCACCGGAAGATTCCGATGATGGTGACCAGGTTGTGAATACTCTCTGAGAGAGTCTTCCCGATTTCGTTACCAAAATTGGCAAGTCCTTCGGTGAAGCCCTTCTGGTGATTTGTTACTCTCTTCTAACCTGAGTGGACTCGCGCCCAACCTAAGAAAGAACAGTACTCCGTACACTTCCAGAGCACAGTCTCGCGAAGGTTCTTTACTCAGAACCGTGTGACGCCACACACCTTCTTACGAAGGTCGAGGTGAAGCCGGTGTTGGGACCGACATGAAGAGAATCCATATTGGGATTCGTCCATTTTGATAATTCTGATGGTACAGAAGACCTAAGGAACAGCCCCGTCCTCAGAGCCGGTTAGTCTCTGAGTGGAAAACGGGTTTGCATATGTGCGGGTCAGGCAACTGATCTCGGAGGTTCATAACCTCCGA